CGCCAAACTAGTGCTTTGGGCATTAGTCCACCACTCTTACTGTTAGCTCAATTTTAACTGGCCTGTGCTTTTCTACATCTACATTTACTGGATCTGACGGTTCACTCTCAAGACCATTAGCTAATGTACTTATCTGAAAAGTATGAGATCCTTCTGGAACATCTGCCAGTAAATAGTCTGTACTATCTGCTGCAATCTCGATAGTATCTTGAGCAGTGTTATTAATAGCGTAGTAAATACGGTATCCGTCAACCTTAGCAAGTTCTTGGCCATTCTCGTCTTGCGTAGGGGCTGTCCAAGTAAGCTGAATATCTGTAGCATAAGCATTGCCTATGAAGCCAAAGAGTAAAAAAGCAAGTAGTACAACTCTCACTATGCACCTCCATCCGTAAGAATAGAGCTAGTGATCTCTACTTGAAGACCCGTCGATATAGTAGTAGAATTCAAATTAATATCAGCACCCGCAGTACTTACGTCTGCATCCATAACAAAAGTGCCATTAGAGTCTACAATACGAGCCCATGTGGCTGTACCGTCTGCATTAGCTGAAGGGTCTGAGTTAACAGGGTTTGCTGTGATCGCGCCTGATGAAGCAGCGCCGTATGAAGGATCACTGAATGTTAACTCAGCTAATAGTGTCGTAGCCGCACCGCCTGTAGCTGGTCGCGTGCCACTGTAAATGCGTAATAGCCCAGGTCCTGCACCAGCATCAATAGCAGCAGTCACTGCGTTCATTCTTGTATTACGTAATGATGTTGCTAAACCTAAAGCCATCTGAATCTCCTAAAAATAAGACCGACCCGGCTTGTCGGTCTTATAGTAATACTAGCCTCGATTAGAAGCTAGTATATTCACCAGTTTTCTTAGTATACTCGAGGTACTCGACAACAACTAGGTATTCACCTACTGCTGTAGCTGCACCAGTAATAGTAATATTGAGCCATAGCTCTTTACCAGTACCAGTCAAGCTCTGACCTGCGAATGTACCTTGATCACCTGTTGTTTTCAAGTCAACACCAGTAGCAATCTCAGAACCACCATCGGTAGTACCTAGAGTTGCTGCAGCAGAAGTAGCTGCATCTGAAGCTGTCTTAACATGCACGTATGCATCAGTAATAATTGCATCAGGCGGTAGGTTAGCTAACAAGTGCGTACCTGTAGCTGCCGAGATCTGATCTGCGTCAGTACCTTCAACAATTTCACCTGCGAAGTAGCAAGTACTTTTCTTTTGAGCATATGCTTTTGCGCGTACTAAATCAGTCATGATTACTGTACCTCAACGTCAACAGCAACGACACCAAAGTCCAAGCCAGAAATCTTAGCTTGCTTGTAACTTTCGTTCTCTGCATCAAGATTAGTCTTACGCGCTTCCATCCAGAATTCAACAGCCGACTCAGATTTAATACCAAAGTCTTGAGACTCTTGATACTTATAGTCTGGTTGCTTACCGAATGCAGTCTGAAGTGCACCTTTACCTAGGATCAAGCCACGTGAGTGTAGGTTAGCTGACGCGTAGTCAAAACCTTCTTGACCTGTCCATAGAGCAGTAGCTGGGTTAGCTCCGTCGTACTGACGTAGACCACTCATTTCAATCTCAGAGTCATTCAGACCCCAACCTGAAGTAGTGCCAGCAGTAGAACCAAAGAATTGGTCTGCTTCTACAATCAATAGTGGACCTAGCTTACCGATAACACCTTTGATGTTACGGTTATTGCTACCACGTACGTCACCGTTCATTACGATAGTCTGATAGCCAGAGGTATCTGAACGAAGCATGTTAGCCATAGCTGCATCAACGATGAATAGCCATACTGGCTCACCATTAGCTAGCATATAAGGCTGCAATGGACGACGCACACCGCCGGTAGTAAAACCGTTAGATGTCTTCAACGTCTTTTCAATGTCAAGCAAAGAACCGAAGTTGAAAGTAGTACCAAGGTCAATAACATGAGTTGGCGCCTGAACACCGTCTTCATTTGTGTTAATCAAACCTTGAGCAGCATCGAAGATTGCCTGATCCTTAAAGCGAGTGAACAAGTCACCTAGCTTATTACGTGAATCAGAGTGCTCGTTGATGGTTAGATCGCCGATGTCAACACCGTCGAACTTATCACCATTGTCGACTACCAAGCGATAACGCTCAACAGTAACTTTGTCAGAGAATTTCTTCTTCTGCTCGCCTTTACCGAAAGCAGTTTCTTTACCCTTAACAGCTTTACCTGATAGGTTGCCATCAAAGTCGAATACTACGGTATGACCTGAGCCAGAGTTCTCGTTGTTTGCCTGGAACACGATGGCATCTTTAGTAGAGCCAGTATAAGGTGCCCAGAACGATCTGCTCGCTGCTTGTACGAGACCTTCACGCATCCACTTCTTGCGCTTTAGATCAGACGTCAAGCTTACAACAGCTGTAGACATAATCGTCACCTTTGTTAATTTAAAAATTAGGGTTAAATTAAGTACAAAGCCTTGCAAGAGATGGGCATATTCCAGTCTTACGTACAATGCTGAGTTTCTTTTAAGCTTGGATGAAAGCTAAAATACTACTCCACTTAGACTTTTATTATACCACATCTGCAGAGAAAGTGTACTTAATAAATTTAATACAACTCGTCTTTATAGGAGCCGACAATCTCTTTATTGATCGCAGACTCCTCAGGTCTTGCACCACCGGACAATTTGCTTAAGCTAATGTCATTCGCAGGCTCTTCTGCCTTCAGTACTTTACCCTTTGTGAGGTAATTCTTACAGTCGTCTAAGAACTCTTCAAAAGTACACTCACCGGCTTCGAGCTTCTTCAGGTAGCGAGGAGGTAGATCATTAGCTATAACATCGTCGTTCAGTGTGATCTCTGGATTAGCCTCTGAGAATTCTACCAACGCTCGTTCTCTGAACTCCAGCTCAGTCTCGCCCGCCGCTTTCTTGCTAATCTCTGCACGCTTTTCTTTAAATGCCTCGCCGTTCGATTGCTCGATCTCATTTAGTTTAACTCTCCAAGCGTCAGGATCTTCATGCTTAAGCGTATCTAGCTCATCGCGTTGTTCTTCAGTCATAGAAGCTGTCACATCAGCAGCCCAAGCTGCTTCTAGCTGTGCATTTTCAGTTTCTAAGCGCTTTCTTTCTTGCTGGGACTTGCCGTAGGCCGCTTGAGTGTCTCGACGACGCTTTTCTAGCGTAGCAGCATACTTAACTTCTTCAGTTGCTTCTACATCTTCAGGTATAATCCAGTTTCCGTCATCGCCTTGAGTCATAGAGCTTGCTACAGCATTGACTTTTTGCTCAAACGTCTGAAGTTGGACGTCGTCCGACTTGTGACCAGGAATGTCTGTGCTCATTGTCTTGTATCCTTTAGTAAATATTAGTAATGGTGCGATATTGCACCTATATATAATAAATAAAAGGTGTCATATTGTACACAATTTTGATATAATTTCTATTAAATTTAATAAGGAACTAACAAATGGCAGTCTATACCTTTTCAACGCGGGCAACTAAGCCTGCAGACACTGCCCTTGTGGACCGAGTCAAGCAGCAATGTGACCATAAGGGTATGAATTTTAGCGCGTTAATTATCCGACTACTAAGAGAGCACGAAGATGGACAAAGAGCAAGAGAAGTATCAGATAGTAAGTCGGCTTCTTAACGACGAGGCACCTGAGCTAATAGCTGCTGATCTTGATGTGAGCATAAACAAGGTGCGTCGGCTAAAGCGAGAGTTCAAAAAAGCTCAGGACGACAATACTGTGCAAGAATTTATTAACCTCGATGAAGCTATGCTTAATGAGCTAATGGATATAGCTAAGGAGAAAGTGCCTGAGGCGATCGCTGAGGATGCAGGTGAAGCCCTAGTGCTGCTCAAAGGCCAGCACAGCCTTATGGATGCTCTGTCTACCGACCTCCAGACTACAGCGAAGTTCTTATCTAACCGTATTAAGAGCACTGCAAGTACTGTGCAGCATGCGTCGGAGCTTGAAGTGTTAGCTGATGCCCTGTGTAAGTTGCAGACAGCATTCTTCAATAGTAATACCACTCAGGTTAATGTCCAAAATAACTATGGTGACCAAGCAGGCTCGCCTTATGGAGATTTGTTAAGTGATAAACCTCAGAATCACTGAAGAACAGTTCGATGAGTTATACCCTGATCTAGAGGGAATGTATGATCACTTCGATCAACCACCTCCAGCTGGGATTAGTAACTCAGAATTCGAACGCCGTTACTTGTCATCTAAGCTGTGGCGTCTGAACAATATCTATACTATCATCGACAAGAACGGCGATACGGTGACCTTCCGCATGAATTATGCTCAGCATGTAGTATATGCAGCGTCGCGGCAGTTTCCACGTATCATCATTCTTAAGTCCAGACAGCAGGGTATATCAACATTCTGGCTCGTTAGTTACTTCGACGATGGTTTGTTCAGGCCAAACTTTACCATCGGTCTTATGGCTCAGGGCATCGACGAAGCATCTACGCTCCTGGAGAGAACTAAGGATCTCTGGGACAATCTGAGCGATGGTGTCAAGGCATTTGTGAATGT